AGTACGCCAGAAGAATTATTATTCCCAGCTTCGACACGGAAGGGTACGTCAACTATTTTATTGCGCGTTCGTATGACGGCGCGTGGCTTAGGTATAAGAATCCACAGGCTAGCAGAGACATTGTATTTAATGAGCTGTATCTAGACTGGGACAAAGACGTTGTTTTAGTTGAGGGAGTGTTCGACGCTATAGTGGCGGGCAATGCTGTGCCACTCCTTGGGTCAATATTGAATTCAAACACAGGATTGTTTGCTCGCATAGTAGAGGAAAGTCCTGTTGTATATCTGGCTCTCGATTCAGACGCGGCAGATAAAGAACGGAAGATTATAAAGAAACTATTACAGTATGACGTAGATGTATTTAAGATAAACACGGCAGGCATCGAAGACATAGGTGCCATTACAAAAGAGCAGTTTGAAGAAAGAAAGCAATCTGCCATCAGAGTAGAGGATCAAGGGTATCTGTTAAGCGATGCCGTATCTTCTATAAGAATTTAACAAAAGAGGTAAAAGTGAAGTTTGCTCATATTGCGGACACCCATATCAAAAACTTGAAGTATCACTACGAATACAAGGTGATCTTTGAACAACTGTACGACAAGCTGCGAGAAGAAGAAGTAGATTGTATCGTACACTGTGGCGACATTGCCCACACCAAGACGCAAATCTCTCCAGAGTTTGTAGAGCTTTGTTCTGACTTTTTTCGGAACCTAGCAAATATTGCGCCCACATATATCATCTTGGGCAACCATGATGGTAACTTACGCAACAGCAGCCGTCAGGACGCCATTACGCCTATTGTAGACGCTCTGGACCTGCAAGACCTGTATCTGCTTAAGGACGCCGGAGAAACGGCTTTAAACGCCGACTATGCGCTGAACGTGCTATCTGTGTTTGATGAGGACAATTGGGTTGACCCGACTGACCCTGACAAGATCAACATTGCTCTTTACCATGGCTCGATTTCTGGCGTTAAAACTGACGCTGGCTGGGTCATGGAACGCGGTGAGCATGACATTAAGATCTTTGATAAGTTCGACTTCGCGTTTCTGGGAGACATCCACAAGACCGACCAGTCACTTGACGCAGCCGGTCGTATTCGATACCCCGGTTCTACAATCCAGCAGAACCACGGAGAGACGAACGACAAGGGGCTTCTCATCTGGGACATTAAAGATCGCGATACGTGGGAAGTAAAACACGTTGCTTTTGAGAATCCTAAGCCGTTTGTAACGATTGAGTTGACGCCCAAGGGTCGGATGCCCAAGGGTACTGACATTCCGAATGGTGCCCGACTGCGCTTGGTGTCAAATAATAACCTTCCACTGAACAAAATGAAGAAGGCACTTGACGTTGCCAAGCATCGTTTTAAACCTGAGTCGGTTACGTTTCTTAATCGCGCTGCTGGTCAGCGAGGTAGTGTTGACGCGCTCACCTATAATCTGGTGAAAGAAGACCTCCGCGATCCTGTTGTTCAAGAGGAGTTGATTGAAGAGTATCTTAAGGAGTATGAGGTCGAGGATGACCTGCTTGAAGAGGTCCACTCTATTAACGCGCACTACAACCGCATCGTCGAAAAAGAAGAGGAGATTACCCGCAATGTAAACTGGAAGCTGAAGTCTTTCAAGTGGGATAACCTGTTCAATTATGGTGAAGGCAACTGCATCGACTTCGATAAGATGAATGGTATCGTTGGAGTCTTCGGAAAAAACTATAGCGGCAAGAGCAGTATCATCGACGGACTGCTGTTCACGATGTTCAACTCGACCTCAAAGAACGAACGTAAAAATCTTAACGTGATTAACCAACACAGAGAGAACGGTTCAGGAGCAGTTGAATTTGCTATCGGCGAGAATGTGTACACTGTTACACGCGAATGCGAGAAGTATGTTAAGAGGCTGAAGGGCGAGGAAACTATTGAAGCGAAGACCGACTTGGAGTTTGTTTCAGAAAATCTGGTGACCGGAGATATGATTAGCCAGAACGGGCTAACCCGCAATGAAACTGACAAGAACATCCGAAAGGTTGTGGGTACCCTCGATGACTTTTTGTTGTCCTCTATGTCAAGCCAGCACGGTGCTCTGCAATTTATTAACGAAGGGACAACCAGACGCAAAGAGATCTTTGCCAAATTTCTTGACTTGGAAGTGTTTGAGAAAAAGTTTAAGATGGCTAAGGAGGACAGCGCTGATATGAAGGGCGCTCTCAAGCGTCTTGAAGGTCGGGACTACGAACAGGAAATTGAGCAACTAACAGAAGAAGAGACACAGATTGTCAACTCTCTTAGTGATGGCACTGCGAAGCTCAAAGAATCGAAGTCAAAGGTAGAGTACTTCAAGCGAACGTCTGATGAGATCGAAAGAAAGATCGACAGCGTTCCGGCTGACATGATTGACATTGCTGGTGTCAAAAGCCGGCTCGCCGAGAAGCGTGCCAAGGTCAAGGCAATGACTGAGCGCAATAGCGAGATCTCGACTGAATGTGCCAGAAAGGAAAGTATCAAGATCAGGGTCGAGGAATTTATTCGTACGTTCGACATTAAGCTTTATAGAGAACAACAGACGCAGATCGAAACACTTGAGGAGACAGGGCAAATTCTTGGAAAACAGTTAGACACAGAGTTGTCCGAGGCTGCACGTCAAGAGAAGAAGATTGCAATGCTGGACGAGCATGAGTACGATCCTGATTGCAAATATTGTTCTGAAAACAAGTTTGTTAAGGACGCACATGCGGCGAAAAAGACTCTTCCAAAGAAGCAAAAGCTGATTGGGGAAATAAAAGAAAAGGTCGCTGCTTTAGAGACTCAAGTTGAAGAATTGGAGCCGGAACGTGTCGCCCGTCATCTTAGTCGGTACGAAGAGTTGCTTAAGAAGTCTGCTGAATTGACCGGTGAGATTTCTGATTGCCGTCTAAAGGTCCAAAAGAACAAGACCTCAATCGTCAGGATCGAGAAAGAGATTGCAGAGCTTAAGGTCAAGGAAGGGACATATGAAAAGAATCGCGATGCCATTGAGAATCTAGAAGCTCTGATGAAGGACAAAGAGTTGGCTGTGTTCAAGTGTGAAACGGAATCAGCCAAGCTTGAGTTGCTAAATTCTGATATTATGGAGTTGCACAAGGTTCACGGTTCTATTGAAAGTCGAATTGAAAACACCCGAGAGGCACAACGAGAGCTTTCAGATCTTCAAAAGCGTTATGCCGCATACGATTTGTTCATGCGCTGCATGCATTCAAACGGAATTGCATACGATATTATTAAGAAGAAGCTCCCGGTCATCAACGAAGAGATTGCCAAGGTGTTGGCGAACATTGTAGACTTTGAGATCTTCTTTGAGGATGATGGCAAGAAGATGAACATCTTCATCAAGCACCCTCGTCATGAGCCTCGCCCATTGGAAATGGGGTCCGGTGCCGAAAAGACACTCGCAGCTATGGCAATCCGATTGTCACTTCTCAGCGTCTCTTCTTTGCCAAAGGGCGATCTTTTTATCCTTGATGAGCCGGGTACTGCACTCGATGAAGAAAACATGGAAGGCTTTATTCGGATCTTGGAACTAATTAAGACGTACTTTAAAACAGTACTTCTGATCTCACACTTGGATAGTCTTAAGGATTGTGTGGATACACAAATCACTATCGACAAGAACGATGGCTATGCATTTGTAGACCAATAGGAGGTTTCATTATGGATTGGATTAAGAGACAAGCAGGGAGAGTTTGGAGTCTTGTACCGGGCGCATTGAATCTGGTAGGAGATCTGCTTGGCGCTCTCTGGGGCGAAGTAGTAGACGGGCATCACCGCCTTAGTTGGTGGGGCTTGCTTGCACTCGCAGTAGTTGCCGGCGGCTGGCTGCTGTAGGGGTGTAGTATGATGACAGCAGTAAAATACACAGGAGCTAAGATCGATAGGCTGGTCGAGAAGATGATTTCTCGCAAGTTTATGGTATGGCTCACAGCCACAGGGCTGATGGTTTGGGCTGGACTCGAATCGTCAGACTGGGTTATTATCTCTGGCATTTACATCGGTGGACAAACAGTCATTGATGGCATTGCTAAACTCAAGGGATTGGAATGATTAAGCTACAAGCTGTATGGGCAGTGCTTTCTTCTGTATGGGAGAAGGCGCTGCCTTTTGTTATCAAGCACTGGAAGCTGATTTTAATTGTAGCGCTGTCTGTGGCGTTGTTCTTGAAGATGCGTGCAGATTATAAAGCCATGGAGACTGCATACGAAGCAAGGCTAGAATCATCAGAAGCTCAGCTTGAAGGGCTTAAAGAAATTCACAAAGTCCAGATGCGCGAAATGGAAGTGCTTATGGATGCGATGCTCGCAGATCTTGAACGGATAGAAGAAGAGCGGGATCGTGCCCGTGCAGATCTAGAAGAACGCCACGAAGAGCGCGTTGACGAGATTGAGCGAGAATGGCGCGAACACCCAGAAGGTGTAGCAGAGCAGATCGAGGGGGTGTTTGGTTTTGAGTATGTTGAGTAAAACATTATTAACCTTTTGCGTTTTTTTCTCGTCCCCTGTTTTCGCCGACGAGCCGGAAGATTCCGAGAAGCCACAATTTACATTCTTGGATTATAGACAGCCTGCCCCATTTCGTGGGACGTTGTTTAACCCAAGAGCAACAGCAGAGCTTTTGGCAATGCCCGAAACCCTTCGCGCCGAATTCGACATAGAGTTAGATTTTCAGTTAGAAACGCAAGCCACGGAGTACCAGTTTAGGCTAGACTCTGTAAACACAAAGTACACTGCACTGAGCGATGAGTACGCATTGGTAGTGGCACAGAAAGATTTAGAAATTACAGCACTGCAAGATGCCATCAACAGGCAGTCGCCATCCAATCGCGCATGGTGGATTGCAGGAGGCGCAGCCGGCGGTGCTGCCATAACATTAGGAATTGTATACGCGGTCTTATCCGCGTCGGGAAAGTAACATGGGAAAACCAAAAGACCCCAACTATGTTGTTCGTGTTGAGAAAGCCATTGCCGATAAATACGGTAAAGAAACTGTTCAAAATCCAAGGAGCAATTGGACTGAGCAAAAGGAAGCCGACTTCCTTGAAGCCCTTAAGGTAGGTGCCTCCCGAATGAGGGAGCGTTCTAAGAAAGATAAGAAGGTCGATGTAAATGGCGTTTTAATTTCTCAAAAACTACTTACTAGAGAAACCAATAGAGAATGCCCCGTCTGCAATGTATACTCGTTTGATAAAAAAGATGATGTCTACATGAACAAGTTCAAATGCTGCTTCAAATGCTACATTCAGTATGTTGAAGATCGTGAAGAACGGTGGGCAAACGGTTGGCGACCAAATTTAGGAGATAATAAAACAAATGGCAACAACACTTGAAGTAATCAACGGAATTCAGCAAGCCGCCGCAAATGCATATGATGGCGGGCATGATGAGAAATATTCGTACGACGGCGAAGCTCGCAAGGTCGGACTCTTCCGAGAAGAAGGAGACGTGATCACTGACTCTAGAGTAATGGATGGCTTTGGAGTCCGGTTCCAAGGGAATAGGCTAATCATCAGTTATCAATATGACTGCATGCTCAAGCACGTACACGAAAGTGGGTTTGAAAGCGAGATCAGTCAAAGAGTAGCAAACGTCGCTAAGTACCTTCGCGGCGAATACAAGAAAGTGACCGGCAACGGACTCACTTTGACCAAGGAAGGCGAGTGTGATATTCTGGTAGAATACATTTCCAGAATCAGAACATCAGTTAAGGCGTGTCAGGTATATAAGATTGGCGGCTTGAAAGAAGTAGAAGATTCAGACAACGGCTCAGAGAGTCGCGATGTAGATTCGGCAATCAAAAGCTGGCTTGCAATTGGCAAGGACAAGCATCCCGGCACCAAGAAGCCAAAGAATGTGACAAGAAAGAACGACTAAGATGATATGTCATATGAACTTTCTAAAGAGGAAATCGTAAAGGAAATTCTGAAAAGCGGCAAAGACCCAGTATATTTTATTAATAACTATTGCAGAATTTCTCACCCGATCCACGGTCTTATACCATTCAGCACATACGACTTTCAGCAAGATTTGCTGCAAGACTTCAACGACCACAGATTTAATGTAATTTTAAAAGCGCGTCAGATGGGCATCTCCACCATCGTCGCGGCTTATATCGTTTGGATGATGTTGTTTCATCGTGACAAAAACGTGCTGGTTATGGCTACTAAGTTTGGTACTGCCGCTAACTTGGTCAAGAAAGTAAAAGCAATGATGCGTGGCTTACCTGACTTTGTTCAGATTTCTTCTATTGAGGTAGACAACCGCACGTCGTTTGAGTTGACCAACGGTTCACAAATTAAAGCGTCTTCGACTTCTGGCGATGCCGGTCGTTCTGAGGCGCTGTCTCTTTTGGTGCTTGACGAGGCTGCTCACGTTGAAGGCTTGGAAGAGTTGTGGATGGGTCTGTATCCTACGATTTCTACTGGTGGTCGCTGCATCGCACTCTCGACCCCTAATGGTGTAGGTAATTGGTTTCATTCTGTATATGCTAATGCAGAGTCTGGAGAGAACGACTTTAACCCTATTAAGCTGATGTGGGATTTGCATCCTGACCGCGACCAAGAATGGTTCGACAAAGAAACAAGAAACATGTCCCGCAGAGAGATTGCACAAGAATTTGAGTGTAACTTTAATACTTCTGGAGACACCGTTATTCACCCAGACGACATTGCGTGGATCTCGACTAGTGTTGTGGAGCCTAAGTATCGTACAGGCTTTGATCGCAACTACTGGATTTGGGAAGAGCATCAATCTGGGTCATCGTACGTGCTTGTTGCCGACGTTGCCCGAGGCGATGGCGCAGACTACTCAGTGTTCCACATTATTAAGCTTGAAACTCTGGAAGTTGTAGCTGAATACCAAGGCAAGCCTACGATTGATATGTTTGCAACAATTTTAGATGGCGCTGGTCGTGAGTATGGAAACTGCATGATTGTTGTGGAGAACAACAACGTCGGGTTCTCTGTTTTAGAAAAGCTCATAGACAAGTCTTACCCGAATGTATACCACTCAGTAAAGTCAACTCACGACTATGTGGAGCAGCACATTGCAGAGGGAATGTCTAATTCTGTTCCCGGCTTTACAACCTCTATGAAGACCAGACCACTTATCGTGGCAAAATTGGAAGAGTTTATAAGAAATAAACTAATTACAATATATTCAAGTCGCACTATGCGCGAAATCCAGACCTTCATTTGGAACAATGGCAAGCCCCAAGCCATGCGAGGCTACAATGACGACCTCGTTATGTCTTTGGCAATTGCTTGCTGGGTTCGCGACACCGCATTCGTTGCAAACGCACGCAACATTGAGTATAAAAGGGCGGCACTTAGTTCTATGATTCGGACCAACACCAAATTAAATACGACAATTGAAGGTCAAATAGGTTATAAAAAAGATTCAACATTTGATACAATAACAGAACATGAAGTAAGAGAACAACAAGAAAAATACTCATGGTTATATAAGGGATAGTAAATGGCTAACAATGATCGCAACAACAATCGCAACCCAAATTTAAAGAATCCGAGAAACCCAGATTCACCTCTGTTCAAGAGGTTGACGAGGCTGCTGTCGGGTCCAATTGTAAACCGTCGTGTGCAAATGCAGCGCCGATATCGACGCGCCCAATTAGACAAGTTTAATTTCACATCAGCCGGCGGGCTAAACTTTAAGCGCACTTCATACAACCCGTATGACAACCTTAGCGCTCAAGTGATGGCGAACCAGAACCGCCAAGAGCGCTATATCGATTTTGACCAGATGGAGTACATGCCTGAGATTGCATCTGCCTTGGATATCTATGCCGATGAAATGACAACCTCGACCATTCTCAGCCCCTTGCTGAAGATTGATTGTTCCAATGACGAAATTAAAGTTATTCTAGACAACTTGTATCACAAGGTGCTGAACATTGATTCCAACTTGTTTGGCTGGTGTCGTACAATGTGCAAGTTTGGCGACTACTTCTTATACTTAGATTTGGATGAGACTCACGGTGTCAAGAATGCTGTAGGCATCCCCTTAGAAGAGCTTGAAAGACTGGAAGGCGAAGACAAGACCAACCCCAATTATGTCCAATATCAGTGGAACTCAGGTGGACTAACCTTTGAGAATTGGCAGGTCGCACACTTTCGTATCCTTGGTAATGATAAGTTTGCTCCATACGGCACCTCTGTTCTTGAGGGCGCACGCCGCATTTGGCGCCAGCTTACACTGCTTGAGGACGCTATGATGGCATATCGCATTGTGCGCTCGCCAGAACGCCGAGTGTTTTATATTGACGTTGGTAACATTCCTCCGCAAGATATCGAACAATTCATGCAGAAGGTTACAACACAGATGAAGCGTAACCAAGTGGTTGATCCCAAGACCGGTCGAGTGGACTTGCGTTATAACCCGATGAGCATCGATGAAGATTACTTTATTCCTGTACGTGGAGGAGAATCCAGCCGCGTCGAATCATTGCCCGGTGGCACATACACCGGCGACATTGATGATGTTAAATATCTGCGTGACAAGCTATTCTCTGCTTTGAAGATTCCAATGTCATACCTGTCGCGAGGCGAGGGTGGTGAAGAGGACAAGACCACTTTGGCACAAAAGGATGTGCGCTTTGCGCGTACAATCCAACGCCTACAGCGCTCTGTTATTTCAGAGCTTGAGAAGATTGGTATTATTCACCTGTTCACGCTCGGCTTCCGAGGAGACGATCTACTCTCCTTTAAGCTTCAGTTACAAAACCCATCAAAGATTGCAGAGATGCAAGAGCTAGAACACTGGGGTACAAAATTCGATACTGCGTCAGCAGCAACAGAAGGGTTCTTTAGCAAACGTTGGGTTGCAGAAAATCTACTCGGAATGTCCGCAGAAGAATTCTTGCGCAACCAGCGTGAAATGTTTTATGATAAGAAGATTCAGGCAATGCTTGAAGCTGCAGCAGAACCGCCCGAAGAAGCAGATCAAGGTGGCGGCGGCGGCTTAGGTGGCGACTTGGGCGGCGATGATCTCGGCGGTGACCTTGGTGGCGACCTTGGTGGCGAAGAAGGTGGTGACCTTGGCGGCGACCTTA